CTGCTTCATCTGCTGTACAGAGTTGGGATTCTCCAGAGCCGTCAGTTCTTTCATTGCCTGGGTCAGTTCGGAGCGGGATCTGCCATCCATCTGAATGGCCTGCTGCACCAGTTCCATGTCCAGGGCAACGCCACGGTCGTTGATTTCCTGGTCGATGTGGTATTCGTCCCAGACGCTGTCCGGCACAGGGTACTTGGCAAGTCGCGCCTGGATGGACATCTCGGTTTCAACATCACGGATGTTATATTTTTTGAAAGCCAACCACTTGTCCGGGGCATGAGCCGGAAGGTTGCGGGTGCGCTGACCGTTGGACTTGGTAGGCGCACAGGGCTGACAGAAATATTTGATGAGGTCTTTGCCTTCGGTCAGCTTCTGCTTCTCAAGCCCAAGCACTGAACCAACACCTTCCAGAGAAAGCGGCAGTCCCATCGTTGCTGCCCACACCATAGAACACTTCCATGAATCTGGCTCCAAGTAGTCTCCAGTGGGGTAACCCAGGTGCCGAGACAAGCAGATGCGTTCAAAGTTGGCGTTAAAGGCCCACTTGGTTACAGAATCGTCCTCTAAAGCGGCAACAATGTCGGCGGGGATCTGTTCTCCGCAGGCAAGGTCGACCAGTTGCACGGGACCGCCGTCCACACTATAGGAAAACAGCAATATTTCAAATAAAGGTGACTCTACATAGCGATACACGCCAGTTTTTGCAAGGGGCTGATCGCTGTAGGTCTCGATATCAATTGAGAGAATTTTCATATCATTGTCCTTTCAACGAGAATAAGGGCGGCAGAGACTGATCCCCGCCGCCCCATTGGTGCGTTAGTCCACCTTTGTGGCGGATTCCCTCATTTTCTTGGCTTCCTTGCGCTTGCGGATCTTGCCCTTCACCCAACTCACCGCAG